AAGCTGCGGCCCGTCGTCGTGCGGCCATTTGTCTTCGTCGAGCCCCCGCGGCCCGTCGTCGAGCAGCCGAAGCCCGTTGTTGAGCGGCCCGTCGTTGAGAAGCACGCGCTCTCGCGAGTTTCGCGGAGACACCACCACCACCACCACCACGCGATGCTGTTCTCATCGGTGTCGAGACACCCTTTTTACCACCTAACATTGCAGCTATTTTGTCTTTCATTAGAAAGCCCCCCACTGATGAAGAAAGAGATGAACAGCAAGCGATGAGTAGTGGAAGCATCATTCCTGATCCCTCATTTTCACCGTTCATATTATACCTTATCACAATAAATTAATTCACCTTCTGGTCCTCCCAATCCCAAAATATAAATTCACCCACAGGTATTCGATGATCGTGTGTGATTAGACAACTAACTACGTCATCAACTTTTTGAGTTTTTTCAGATTCTTTAAACGAGGCTACCCGTACATATCTATGTGATACCAAACTTGTGGTTGCTTTGATGTAATGTGACCCGGTTACATATATATCCATACCCAATTTCTTACTATGTATTGTGTAATATGGATCATCTTCATTTCGTATTTGCATAGTTGCATTTACAATGCTACCGTTAATGAGTGTATCCCCGAGCTTTAAATCCTTAATTGGTAGGGTATTACCATTCTGGAGGGTAATAGGTGTTTCGGGAGAGAAGCAACGACGTCTAAATCTAAATCGAGGCCTTCTAACCCTAATCTTTTTGAACCTTCTCCCGAATCTCCTAAATCGAGGCCTTCTAACCCTAATCTTTTTGAACCTTCTCCCGAATCTCTTGAACCTTCTCCCAACTTTCTTGAATCTTTTTCTAACCGCCCTTGCGGCAGCTCTAGCTCTCCGCGCAGCAGCCCTCGCAGCACGTTTAGTAGCCCTTGCGGCAGCCCGTACTCTCCGCGCAGCAGCCCTTGCGGCAGCTTGAGCTCTTCGTGCAGCAGCCCTTGCGACAGCTTTAGCTCTTCGTGCAGCAGCTTGAGCTCTTCGTCTCACGGTGGCAGCTCTTTGTCTATCTCTACGTGATGCAGCAGCGGCTTGGGCTCGCCTCGCGGCAATGGCTCTTTGTCTCGCGGCAGCGGCAGCTTGAGCTCTTTGTCTCGCGGCAGCAGCAGCTGCAGCAGCTCTTCGTCTCGCGGCAGCAGCTTGAGCTTGAGCTTTTCGTGCAGCGGCAGCAGCGGCAGCAGCTTGAGCCTGAGCTTTCTGTTCGGCGGCGGCTTGACTTTTCCGTCTGGACATTATGGCAGCGAACGCTGCTCCCCCCCCACCAAGAACACTCACACTTGAAAGTGATGAAGAACAACACATCATCAATGGTAGCATTATTCCACTCATGGTGATTTATAACTACTCTACATTTACAACCTATTTTTATTCTGTAGAAATCTTCGACCGCACACTTGGACGTTTAATGGTTCGGTTAGCTCGGATTTTATTAAGTAAAACATCTACATTTTGGCGAGTTGGAACGAGGTTATCTTCCCAATCCCAAAACAACATATTTCCGACGGGAATCTTGTGATCACTAGTCACAAGACAACTGACGACATTATCAATCTTAGTGGTAAGTTTAGCGTTTGGTAAATTCTTAACTTGAATGTACTTGGCACCATGTTTGACATAGTGTCTTCCAGTTACGTGAATGTAACTCTTCAAAGACGGGCAGTATATTTTGTAATAAGGATCATTCTCATTTTTGATTTTCATAACAGCGTCAACAACACTACCATTAATGAGAGTGTCACCCAACTTCAAGTTCTTTATCATTACGGTCTTACCATCTTCAAGCTTGATGGGGGTCTCGGGAGAGAAGCATCTGAATCTAATTCGAGGCCGTCTGATCCGGATTCTCTTGACCCTGAACTTTCTCCCGAATCTCTTGAATGCTCTACCAGTCCTTCTCGTACTTCTTCGGAATGCTCGACCAGTCCTTTTAGCACTCCTACCTATCTTGTTTCCAACTTTTTTGATCCCTCTACCAGCCTTTTTGAATCCTTTACCAATCTTTTTACCAACACCCTTGACTGCATTTAAGGGGTTTAACTTCTTCATAAAACCCCCTATCCACGCCATGATTTTTGCGTAAAATAGATATAAAGCTACGGTAGGTGACACAACACATGAAGTACAACAACAACTCATGAGTATAAGGGGTAAGTACGCTGCCATGATTTACCTCTATTACATTGTACTGAGAAAATTATATAAAAGGATCGTTCTAATTTATAATATGTATGAGATTTATACAGATGGAAGTTGTTTGGGAAATCCTGGACGTGGTGGTTGGGGTGTCGTTAGTGATGACTTTAAATTATGTGGTAAACAGGGTGACACAACAAATAATGTAATGGAGATGACTGCAATTCTCAAAGCCCTTGAGGAATGTTTGAAGAGGGATATCCAAGAAGTGTGTATATTTACAGATAGTCAATACGTGAAGAATGGTATTAGCTCATGGATTATAAACTGGAAAAAGAACGACTGGATGACTTCCACAGGTACACCCGTGAAAAACAAAGAGTTATGGATTGCCATTGATGATGTACGTAATAAACTTATACTTGTTAATTGGAAATGGGTAAAAGCACACAATGGAGATCCTAAAAATGAAGAAGTTGATAAATTAGCTTATGAAGCTGCGGGTGGAACCACTAAAACGAAGGAGTCTAAATTCTATAGTGTCGTTCGAGGACACATCCCAGGTATTTACACAACATGGGGTGAGGCTAAGGAACAAATTGATGGGTACCCTGGTGCGGTATATAAATCATTCAAAACGGAAGAAGAAGCGAAAAAATGGGTGACATGCGTAAAAGAGCGAATATACTTGGATGTTCCTTTCGATGAAAAAGATATAGTAAAATCGAAAGGTGGGAAATGGGACCCCGCGGAAAAGAAGTGGTGGGTGGGAGAAATGAAACCAGAACTTCAAATTTATCTCCCAGGCTAATAATAGACCATGGGTGATAAACAAGTTGATCAATGTGAATGGTGTGAAAAACAAGAAAAGTTACTTATAAAATGGGCGGAAAAGGCGGCTGGATACCGATGGTTGCATAATCATGCGCGCTTATTTTATAAGAAACAGAATGACTGGTTAGCCTATCCTAGTATAATTATAGCAAGTATAACTGGTGTTGGTGGGTTCGCAGTTCTAAATCCGAGTGGAAGTGCAGATGTATCTACAGAAACTAAAAACAACATTATGGTTATCCAATATTTTTTCGCCTTTCTAAATGTGCTGGGTGGTATACTTACATCAATTGGTAAATTTAGTCAGAGTTTACCACTTTCTGAAGCACATTCGGCAATGTGTGTACAGTGGTCTAAGTTCTATAGGAGTATAGACATGGAGATATCCCTAGATGTTAAACATCGGTCAGAAGTAGTTGAATTCTTGATGAAGTCTAGGGAAGAATACGACAAGCTTTTAGACGACGCACCAGATATACCAGCTATATCTATTCAGGCTTTCATGGTACAATTTCCCGATAAAGACAATAAACCCGATGTATGCAATGGTCTAAGTATACTTGTAAGTGATGATGCTGCGTCTGTCACTGGTTCTCGACACGCAGTGAATAGATGGTTAGGGGCGTTTAATGGTGTAACCAGGAGAAAAAGTCGAGATATGAGTCAGGGGGAATTACAACGATTGGAATCTGTATAATAAAAATATATCATAATTATAAAAATGCAACGATTAACAGGAGTTTTCCTAATTACAATGGTGTTCGGTCTCTTCTATTTCTTACTTGATAAGATGAATCCCAAAACTTTTGGATTTAAAACGATGTTAGATCCATTCTATTTTTCCTTCACTACCATGAGTAGTGTTGGTTACGGTGACTTTAGTCCTAGGACTGATATGGCTAAATTGGTAGTTATGGTTCAACAAGGTTTACTTATCGGTGAAGTCGTTAGTTTGTTAGGTCTTGAATCAAATTCTAACATGGGTAGCCGTATGGCTGGGATGTCGGCGATGATGCCTTCGATGAAGACCGCCTAGACGGTACACGATTTGTCAGCGACAAATGCATAAAACGCGGTTAACCCTAGGGTAGAACCCATTAAAACATTCTTATAACGCGGTGATACCGCCATAGCTACCACCAGTAGACACAATATGTATATGTATATAAATTGTGTGTATTCTACGAGCGCTCTAGAATATCTAGATACCCCCGGGGAACCTGGAAACGATACAAATAGTGCGTCAGATGTTTTCTGTATTTCGGTTGGTTTGAAATTATGAAATATGACATTCTTTTCATCTACTCGTATATCTTCACGACTTCTACACAACGTGTTAAAGTTTAGTTGATCATCTTTACATTTTGCCTTTTCTTCAGCCTTGAGAAACTCTTTCAGTTCTTTTGCGTACCCCATATACATCCCAGCATTGGCAGTTCCACTTCCTTTACATGTACCAAAAACCAAATTTGTAATAAACGTACCACTTATATTTGGATCACTCGATAAAAGAATTTTACAATTAAACTCTTTAAAAAGATCTATAAGTTTGTCTGGATTTTTGTTAATCTTTGTATCAAAGCCATCGAGAAATACGACTATATCTGTATCACTTTTGGTTTCGAGATAGTTCAAAACACCTTTACCCTTGTCCGAGAACCCTTTCCATTCCGTTCCCCAACCTAAAACCTTAACGGCTACACCAAACTCGTTGGTTATGAGCTCATCAAACATCCCCTGAGATTTGTTAGCATATGTGACAAACTCTACCGACATTTACTATACACGGATAAAATAATATACTTAAAGTTGAGAGACATACATATTATGTGGGAGAAAGTCTCACAGTTATACATAACGACTAGTCAATAGTCGGTATGCACCGTTCTTATAGCTCAGTTGGTTAGAGCGTGGTGCTTATAACGCCAAGGTCACGGGTTCGAGCCCCGTTTAGAACAGCTCTTAGATCCATTTAGTATGTGTATGTAAGGGCTTATAGATTTAAAATGATATATTACTATAAAGGAAAAGGATGGCTATTGATAAGACAACGAAAGAAAAACTCACTGATTCTGAAAAGAAGAAAATCAAGCAGGCGAACAAAGCGAAGGCGAACCCTAACAAGGCTGAGGCTAAGAAGGAGAAGAACGACGCGTGTCGTGAGAAACGAAAGGAGGAAGGAACTACTAAATCATTTGCTTAATATGAATATCATTACTTCATATTCTTAATCCTATTTTACATATACGTAATACCTGTATGTAAAAAATGAATGTTTACTTTAAGATGACCCCCCAGGTTGGTATTAAATTGGATGACACTACATCCGCGAGTGATTTAGATTCATTCTTTACACAGTTGTGGTCCAAAGATAAACGCGTTCGAGTCGTTTTGGATGCTACGGAATGTAAAAAAATCTCATTGGGGCGCGTTCTTTCTATGAAAAGTGTGTTAGATGAACATAGATATAGTTCTAGAAAGTACATAGACCATACGGTAGTTGTAGTCAATTCGAGATTTGCGCGATTTATATTGCGCACAGGTTTGGCGATTATTAGAACGGAAAGACCTGTTTTTATTCAAGCACCTAAGTCTTGCTCTAAATCATAAAAAAATAACTTTTCCAACCACATCAAAATGATCGGACAAATCACCACCACCCCTCAACACCTCAAGGAAATCGACTATGCCGATGCCAGGATTACAAACCTCTACATCACCACTTTAGATACGTCTGAAGAGGTTATAAACGAAGCTACGAACTGGTCTGATCTAAGGAAGCATATCTTCCAGTGTATGTCCACCCCCGACTTACTCTCAGGTAATTTCAGTTCAGTCACTGAGAATACCACTCGGGGCATCTCATTTAAACCACATCAAATGACTGGGTGGTCGGATGGCGACCCCAATTACTATGACTACGACGGCGCGCGTTTCCCCGTTTACATCAGGAGTTCGAGTGCCAATCAAATCATGCACGATGTTCTGAAAGCACTCCCAATGATAAAATACGCGTGCAGTATCGCGATCACTCTCAACGACGGTCGCAAAGTTACTATCAATGAAAACTTTCCGATAAATAACACCTGGAATACCTGGAAGGCTTCCTACATCGAATTCGCAAAGAAATTCGTGATGGGTTAAAACCCCGACTTGAGATCATCGGGAGTCGCATCAGGGTTGGTTCTAGAGAAATAGGATGGTCTTCCATGTTCGCTGTGCCCTATAGTACTTGTATGTTTTCGATCTACATGCATATACTTTCTAAAATCTTTGTAATAAATCCGAGCCCCTTTCACAATAAGATCCTCGTGTTTCATATCGACGTGGTTATCCATGGGTAAGAAAAAACGCTTGAACCATCTCATATTATGAACGTTTATGAGATAACATTTTGTACTAGAAATCCATTTTACCTTTTCTAATGTACCCTCTTTCTTTTCAGGAAGTCTTGATAAACAATGGAAAAAACACATTTCAAAATCATCACCCTTTTCATCAATTACTGATTGAATTTCGTCGTAAATCCGATTGGAATCTATGATAACATTATCTTCAAAAATTACAGCATATTTCAGGTCTTGTTTAAAACACTTTTCATAGAACTCCATATGTCCCATAAAACAACCAATCGCTCCCAAATTGAAATAGGTTATATCAGGTCTCCTTACCTCAGGGTCATGGTACATTTCAACCGCTTTATCATAATAATCGGGATCTATATATTCTTGAAACTGTTGAGCCTTTTGAGGGGTTCTAGTATCTTTCCCATATATAATTTCTAATGGCATCTTCTTATCAATACTACGAACGAATTGTTCGCTACGTGATGGTTCATTTTTCATCCCCAATAAGAAGCATTTAAAATCATATTTTTCGAACTTTTTACGATTTACACGCGTAAGTAACAAGCATACAACCACAAAAAGTATTACGTAGAAGATCATATTACTTAAACAATAGATTTTAAAATTGATAAATGGATAACACTATTGATGCAATTGGTCTGGTAAGTTCCATCCTAATTGCGGTGATGTTTGTTCCACAAGTGGTTCACGTGCATAGAACCAAAGACACTCGTGCCATAAATTATTCATTTCTATTCTTGAATATGTTGGCAAGTTCTATGGGTCTGATATACTCGATTCATTTTCGGGTAGTACCAATGATTGTTGCAAATACTTCAGCTGGTCTATTTTCGGTGTCACTGGCAGGAATGAAGTATGTTAATGAGGTTAAAGAAAAGATACCAGATATAGATATAGTGAGTGATACTCCTGCTCTCATGGTGTAGTTGGTCAACACTGTGGACTTTGAATCCACCACCCCAAGTTCAAGTCTTGGTGGGAGCTTCTCCCTCTC